AAACTGATAAAGAAGAATTAGAAAAAAAAAAATTAGAAAAGGAAGAATTAGAAAAGGAAAAAGAAGAATTAGAAAAAATACTAAACCCATCAAACATACAAAGTGGTGGTAATAATATATTAACAACAGATATACAAAGTATAACAAATACTAATTATAATAAATATAATAAAATAATTAATAATATAGAATATAATGAAAGAAAAATTATATTATTAAAATATAAAAAATATAAATTAGCAGAATTATATTTTAATTTAAATGAAATGCAATTAAAAGACCGTTATTTATTAAGATATATTAATAATGAAGAAGTTATAAAATATATTAATATAATTAATACAATAAAAAGTAGTAATAAAATTATTTATCAATTTTATTTCAAGTATTGGAATATTATTTTGGATAGTTTTAATAATATTAAAAATAATATTACATCAGTTACACCACTTACAAAAATATGTAAGGAAAATAATAATGAAAATATTAATGTTTGTGATTTATTTACACAAGAAACTAAATTACATTATTTTAGTTTTTTAAAACATATTTTGGATTATGAAAATTATAGAAGTAATCCTATAATTAATTATAATCCTAATTTAAATACTGAAATATATAAATATGATATTAATACGTGTGCAAGTGATGTATTAAATTTAGGTATCAGTACTGAAATACTAATTGACAAATATTTTGATACTAAAATAATTGCAATTATAGTATCTATAATAAATAATTTATATAATATAAAAAAAATAGAAATAGATGGACATCCAGAACTTGATGAAATGAAAGATTGTATTGATGATACCAAAGATGCACCCCTAGAAAATAAATTAAAACTAATAGAACTAGAAAAGGTACAATCAATTAAACTAAAAATAACATTAGTAAATGACAAAAAAGTACTTTTTAATATTATATTTATAGATAGAACACCAACACCAACACCAACACCTAATTTTTATAGTATTATAATTACTAATAATAAATATATTCTACTGGACATGAACAATACAAAATTAAACCAAAAAATAATAGGTCATGAAGATGAAAAATTAAATATAAAACAAAAAATAATTGATAATAATAAAATGAGTAATAAACAAAAAAACAAATTTATAAATTATATAAAAACTAAAAATGAAAAAGAATTAAAAGAGGAAAAATATATATTAGAGATCTTAAATACAAAAAAACATGAGTTTGAAATTAGTGACAAATTTAAAAAATTAAAAGAAAAAGAAAATGAATTAAATACAAAAAAAAAAAAAAAAAATACAAAAAAAAAAAAAAAAAAAAAAAAAAAAAAAAAAAAAAAAAAAAAAAAAAAAAGAAAAAATAAAAAAAAAAAAAAAAGAATTAAATACAAAAAAAGAAGAATTAAATACAAAAAAAAAAGAATTAAATACAGAACAAAACAAATTAAAGAATTATAAAAATAACCTAAACGAAATATTAAATAATTTAGTTAATTTTATTAATATTAACAATATTGCTAAAAATTCTCCTGTTGTGAATAGTAAGTCTCTAATTAGTATAATTGAAGACATATCTGGAATAATAAAAATAGAACTTGTTAAGGCCGGATTAGATTTTTTAGATTATGAAACCATCAAAAATGATACAGGTAATTATACAGTATATAAATATAAATTAGGTAAAGCTGCGTATCTAAAGATAATAGATGAAATAAATAAAATAGATAAAATAGATACTATATTAAATAAAATACCAGAATATAAAACTATAAATAATAATATAATTGAAATAAATAAAAATATAGATACCATAAATAATAATATAATTAAAATAAATAAAAATATAGATACCATAAATAATGGAATAGCTACCATAAATAACAGTTTAATAGCATTCAGTGAATGTAAAGAAAACGTAGAAATAAATAAACAAAATATAATAACAACAGAAGCTAAAATAACAGCTCTAACCCAAATTAAAAAAGAAATAAATAATAACATAGATAATAACATAGATAATATTATAAAACCAACTAAAGATAAAATAAATGCTAAAATATATGATATAATTAAATATAATTTTATTTATGATCCAACATTAAAACCAGAATCAATTACTGAAGAATTTATTAATAAAATAATAAAATATATGAGTATTATATAATGACAGTTGATTATGCATTTATTATAATTCATTTTGGAAATGCAATAAAATATTTAGAATTAGAAATTTATTTAAGTTTAATGCTTCGTAAAAATTCTAAATATGATATTGTATATATGTACTCAATTACCGATACCCCAATATTATATCCAAAAATTATGAATAAATACTGTAACTTTGTTATACCTTATGATGATAATAATATTACTTTTAATATCAAAAATTTTAATTCTTATTACGAACATTTTAATACATTAAGAACCTGTAATTTTCTATTTGCGTATAAATTAATTCAATATAAAAAAATTTGTATAATTGAATCAGATACAATTATATTAAAAAATATAGATGATATATTTAATTTAAAAACACCATCTATATTATTAGCTAATAAAACAATAGAAGCTAAAAAAAAAATAAAAGATAATTATAAAACTATATTAGATATTAAAAAAATCCTATTAAATTGTTCTACTGAAAGTGATGTTAATGGTGGGGTTATAGTTGTTAAACCATCTATAACTAAATATAATTTTTTTATAAAAAATGTCAAAATAGTTATTGAAAATAATTGTCGTTATCCAAATGAAGTATTATTTTCAATAGCTAATAAATTTATATATAATCTGCCTTATAAATATAATGGTACTACATATGATATTGCACGTAATAGTTCATTATTAAAAATAAATATGAATCAATATTTATCAATAGTGCATTTTAGTAGTGATAAATATAAAACAATTGATTATATAAGGGATAATTGGGTTGAAAAATTAAAAGAAAAAAAGAAAGATGTATATAATTTTGTAAAACTTTTTAAAAAATTATATTTTGATAAATATGATAAAATTATTAGTAAAGAATTAATTAATCAACATCTTCAATAATTATTGTTTCGTCATTTGGTTCATAATCATTTATTGTTTCATCATTTAATTCATAATATTTTATTTTATTTATATGATTTAAATATTCAGATACATTATTTCTATAATTTTCTAATTCGTTATCAGTTAAAATAATATTTTCATTTTTACATTCATATATATAATTAATTACATTTTCTTCAATTTGATTATAATTAATTATTGGTTTTTCAGATTCATCAGTTTCATTAGTTTCATCAGATTCATCAGATTCATCAGATTCATCAGTACCTTCATCTTCTGTTTCATCATCAACATCATCAACATCATCAACATCATCATCATTTAAATTTTTAATATTTACCAAATCAGTTGTTTCATAATAAATTTGTTCCATACGTTCATGTATATCATTAGTATATTGTTCTAATTCAATACCATATAAATTTATTTTTTCTTCTATATTTTTATTATCAAATAAATTTATATCTGGTGTGCCTATAAATTTATTTATTTCTAAAATTACTTTTTCATTTTTAATTTGATAGATATAATTAATTACAGGAACTAATATATTTATTAATATAACAACTATATAATCAGTAAATAAATAAGGTATAGTTATTAATGATGCAGAAACTAGAGTAAAATATATTATATTAAACATTATTTTTAATATGAAATTTTTCTTTTATATAATATTTTCTATTATATTTTCTATTATATTTAGAGCGGTGCGTATTTTAAATGCCGGTTTTAATGACAAAAAAAATATTTATCGCTTTACTCATTAAAGAGTTTCTAAATTCTAAATAATGGGCTTTCTTAAGTGTATTATAATGGTAGATACACTTAATCCCATCAGATGTTATTTAATCTACTACCTTGATTAAACAACAATTTCTTTTTTCTGTTTTGTTTTTCTTTGTTTTATTATTACATTATTTTCTTTTAGTTTAGGACTAAATTCTTTAGGTCTTAATTGATGTTCTAAAAAATATTTTCCAAGATATAAAATATTTTTACAAGCATTCTTATCACGATTTACAAAAATACACCGTTCGGTTTCCTCTTTTGGAGTTAGTATTTCATGTAAATGTTTCTTATGCTTATTTTTTCTTATTGATACATTTTCTAGTTCTTTAAAAGTTTTATTATATAATTTACTTGTATTATATTCATTTATTTCAAATATTTCAAATCTTTTTAATAATAATTTTTTAAATCCTATATTAGGTGTTGATATTGTCCCTTTCATTTGACTTGTACGAGAATAATCACCGTGTAATATTAATAATTTTTTGTTATTTTTTTTATCTTCTTTTGATAAAAATTTATTTTCAATTTCATTTAGTAATACTTCTTCAGATTGTTTAGTTCTTGTAAATCTTCTAAAATTTAGTTTTCTAAATAAAATATTATTGTAAAATGTTTTAACATTATTATTAAGTTTATTTTTATTTGTTATAAATTTTTTATATTCATCTATTTTTAATGTTTTTGAATTAAATTTTGATAATTCTGTTTCTTTTTCAATAATTTTGTGTTTTATTTTTTCTTCATTAATTATTTCATTACATCTCTTTGTATATGTTTCAAATCTTCTTCTACAAGCAGTATATTTATAGAAATTATTATTTTCATCTATCATTGAAATTGGTCTAATTTTTCCTGGATCTAAACTAACTAATTTATATTTATCAGTTAAATATTTATTACATTCATCTTTTGTTAAAGTATTTATATTTTTAATAATATTTTCTTCATCTGGATTTTTAGGTATTTTATCACCATATTCTTTATCCTTATATTTTTTTAAGATAAATAATAAACTACAACTAAATCCATCAGTTGTTATTTGATTATAAAATACATAATCTTTATGATTAAATATACTTCTTTTTTCTAATTTTAATATTTTACTCCATATATGTTTTTGATATTTTTTACAATGTAAAACAATTTCACTTTTAGCATAATCAAAAAGTTTAGGGTATTTATTACCAATATAATCTGCAATTCCTGATGTATTTAATACTATATTTTTAGGAACTATATTATTTCTCTGTGGTATTATTTGAAATGTTTTTTTATAAAGTCCTTCAATTTTAGAATTAATATAAAATGAATGTATTAAATATTTTTCAGGATGTATTTTTACATCATACGCTATTGATTTAGTAATTTTATCAGGATATAAATATTTTTTATTTGTATTAATCCAATTATGATATTCTTCTTTTGAATCAAGTATTTTATTATTTATTAAATCAGATTTTAGATTTCTAATTTCTTCATTTAATTCTTTATACATTAATTTTCGTTTTTCTTTATCTATTTCAAGTTTAATTTCTTTAGATTTTGGGTCTTTAAACAAACAATTAATATATCTAAATAAATGTTTAATAAAATGAGTTGATATATTAGTTTCTAAACATGTTATCATTTCTTTTGCTGTTTGTTCTAAAATATGAGTTTTATTTGAATATGATAATTTTTCATCAACTAAAGTAGAAAATACATTTTTATAAAATAATTTCAAATCATCTTTACTATCTTTATTTTTAATATTAGTATCTTTATTAGTTTTTCCTCTATTAGTTTCACTTGTTGCTATTGTTTTTAATACATCTAATATAAAATTTTTATTAATTGTTGGAAATGGTTTATTATTGTTAAATTTATCTAATAAATATAATCTAATAAATTGATAACCAATTATAACAAATTTATTAATGTCTTTAACAACATCATCAATAATAGGTTGTAATTTAATATATTCTTTAAGGACAGATTTAAGAGGACATTTAATAATTTTATAAACTTGTTCTTCTTGATTTTTATCAGGTGGTTTTTTCTTATTTATCATTATAATATTATATATTACTATATCTTTAAATAAATATTAATTAATATTTATTTAAAATTAAATATTATTTTCAAGATTTTGATTTAATAATTTTTTTTTCCTATTTTCATATGCTCGTTTATTATATTCTTTAATTTTTTCAGAAGATAAATTATCTTTATATGTTCTAACATATTCTTTATTTTTTTCAAGAATAATATCTTTATTTTTTTGATAATATATTTTACTACCTTTATGCGATGTGTATTTTTTTAAATGTTCAGATAATTCATTAATTTTATTATTTAATTCAATAATTTCATTTAATTTTTGTTCATATAATTGTTTATAAGTTGTTAGTTCTTCCATATTATTATATTTTAATAAATTAATGTTTAAATATAATTTAAATTTATCTAATTATTTTATCAATATTTTTAACTATTTTGTAAAATATTTAAAATTAAAATATGTTATTGATTGATATTTATTAAATTATCAATATATTTAATAATTTTTTTTGCTGGTTGAATTTTATCATATATCATATGAGTTTTATTTTCAAAAATAATAGCAATATAATTTTCTGGATTATTTTTTTCCAATATTTTTATTTCATTTAATCTATTTTTATTATTATCTTTTTGCCATTTATATTCAGATGGATTATATATATTTATAAAAGAAGTTGTTTTAACTGGTAATTTTAAATTTAAGTTTTTTGAATAAAATGAAAATCTAATAAAATCAATAGTATTTTCTACTATTTTTAAATTTTCTTCAGTATTACACTTTTTTAGATTGTATAACATTTTTTGTAATTTGTTATTGGTAATATTTGTATTATCTACACTAATATTTTTTAATTGTAATAACATATTAGTTGGTGTAATATATAAAGGAACTAATAATATACAATGAATACATTGTTGTTTATATTTTTGACAAAAATATAATGCCATCCCACCACCCATAGACCATCCAATTGGAATAAATTTATATTCTTCAATATTCTTATATTTTAAACATATATCATTATAAATCATTTTAATATGTGTATTTGGTTTTATATAAGATAAATTAAAATCAATATCTGAATCATAATCTATATGTTCAATATTTGTTTTTTCATAATGAAAAATATTATTTGTTTTATCTTGATAAGTATAAATATAACCTAATGTTTTTAATCTATCTAAAAATTTACTTTTAGTATAATAATTCCAATGTTTTAAATTTGTTGCACCGCCTTGAAACATTATAAATAATATTTTTACCATATATAATTATATGTTATTTTATTTTATAAATAATATTAAATAATATATAATTATATGTCAATAACTAAACAAGCATCATCTGATCTAAAGATAAAAGCAATTAAATATTACTATAAAGTTAATAATTATTCATTGGTATGCAAAATTTTTGAATGTAGTGAAAGAAGTTTAAAAAGATGGATAGAAAGATATGAACAAAATAAAAGTGTAGAAAGAAAATCTAGAAAATTAGGTTCATATAAAATTAAAAAAGAACATATTAAATTTATAAAAGATACATTAAAAAATAATAATGATATTCATATTAAAGTTTTATATGAATTATTAAAAAATAAATTTCCTAATTTAGATATATCAAGACAATATATTCATGATTTAATAAGAGATAATAATATAACTAGAAAAAGAGCAACCTTCGAACATTTTCCAAAAACATATAGAGGAGAACCAAGAGATGAAAAAGCAGAATTAAAAGCATTTTTTAAAGAAATAAAAAAATTTAATTTAGATGATATAATATCAATTGATGAAACATCAGTAAGTACATCTTTAGGTTTTAATTATTGTAGAGATGAATTAGGAAAAAGATGTATAATAAAAACAGATGATAATGCAGTATTTACAAAATATTCATTAGTAGTAGGAATAACCAATAAAAAATGCATTGATTATGAATTATATCAAAAAGGTGCAGTTAATTCAGAAAGATTTGATGAATTTATTAAAGAAATTTGTAAAAATGTAAAAAATAAATTAATAATTTTAGATAATGGACAAATACATAAAAAAGAATCAACAAGAAAAATAATAAAAGATAGTGGAAATTTTTTATTATATACATGTCCGTATCATCCACGCCTTAATGCAATTGAACAGTTTTTTAGTCAAATGAAACATTATCTAAAGTTATATAAATCTAAAAATTTTGAAGAATTAAAATTAAATCTTATAAAATCTATTAAAAATATAAAAAAAGAACATTATGAAAATTATTTTACTTATGCTTATAATAAAGAATCTTATAAAAAAAAGAAAAATAGTAAAAAATCTAGCAAACATAGAATATTAAAAATTTATAAAAATTAAAAACCGGCATTTAAAATACGCACCGCTCTAAAATAAATTAAATTCGTCATAATATGTTAATAAATGTTCGTATTTAATATTATATTTTTTTTTAGTATTAAAGTAACTAAAAATATTAAATGATTTATTTTTGTTATAAATAAAATAATTATTATAAAATTCTCCTTTATATTTTAATTTACCATTAATATCATAATATATACCACAACCATTATATTTATCATTATAAAAATAACCTTTATAAACTATTTTATAATTATAATAAACCGTACCATAACCGTGTCGTTTATTATTTTTAAGTTCACCATTATATTGTAAATTAGTATTAATATCATAATATTTTCCATTACCATTAAATTCATTATTTATAAATTCACCTTCATAATTTAAATTACCATTTTCATAATATAACTTACCAATACCATAAGAATTATTATTTTTAAATTCTCCTTCATATTTTAAATTACCATTTTCATATAATTTTCCATAACCATGATATTTATTATTCAATAAATAGCCTTCATAAACTAGTTTGTTATTATCATATAATTTTCCATAACCATAATATTTATCATTCAATAAATAGCCTTCATAAATTAGTTTGTTATTATCATCATATAATATTTTATAATTATTATTCATTAAATATATAATAAAACTAATGATATATTAAATATAAATTAATAATATAAAGTAAATTAAATTTCTTTATATTATTAATGAAAGTTTATTCCTATAGTTTACAGGGTAAAAGACTAACACAGGAAGACCAACACATACATGTTTTAAATTTAAATGGAATAGACACAACATCAAATAATATAAATTTTTTAGCTGTATTTGATGGTCACGGTGGTAAAAAAGTATCTCAATTTTTAAAATGTAATTTACCTGGATATTTTTTAACTAAATTTGAAAAAAATATATTTAATAAAAATGAAGCATTTACAAAATACACTAATAATGTTTATGACTTGTTACAAAATAATTTAAAAGATACCCATCCTCGTGCCGTTGAATATTGTGGTTCTACAGCTTGTGTTGGTATCCATACAAAAGATGCAAATGATAAAGATATTGTATGGATAGTTAATGTTGGTGATTCACGGGCGGTATTATGTAAAAAGAATGGTGAAGCCATACAATTATCAATGGATCACAAACCAAACGTACCAGAAGAAAAAAAAAGAATTGAAAAGTTAGGTGGTAAAATCAGTTATGATGGGTCAGATTGGCGGGTTAAAACATTATCGTTATCCCGTGCTTTTGGTGATTTAGATTGTTGTCCCTATGTAACGCATCTACCTAATATTTATAAATATAAACTAGATAGTAAAGATAAATTTATTATAATGGCGTGTGATGGTTTATGGGATGTATTATCAAATCAAAATGCAGTAGAATTTATTAGAGATTTACAATTTACAAATTTTACTGGTAATTATGCAAAAGAATTAGCTACTTATGGATTTAATAGAGGTTCGTCTGATAATATTACAGTGATAGTTTATATTTTATAATATTAAACTATATTATTTTTTTTTAATGAATTAATAAATGATGTATATAATAGTTCTGGTGGTGTAGCTACATATTTTGTTATTACATTAACAAATAAATAATATTCAAAACCACCAACACAAATAAATGTTAATATGTTTTCTATTATTATATGTCCTATAGTTGATTTACTTAAGGTATTTGTTAAATATAAATATATTAAATAACCTACTAAAATAATAACTAATAATATATTTGTTAGATTTAAATAATAAAATACTAATTTATTAATATTAGCTTTTTCTTTATCTTCTTTTGAAAATAATTTAACATAATAATCATATGAAAAATTACTAGCAAGTTGTGAGTTATTTAATATATTATCAGTAATATTATTTGATGATGAAGTAATATTTAATTTATCAATAAGAGGATTATTATTTAATTGAGAAACTAGAGGATTATTATTTAATTGAGAAACCAGAGGATTATTATTTAATTGATTATTAATAATATTATTTAATTGATTATTAATAATATTTTGAGAATTATTATAAACATTATTTTTAATACCATCTTTTATTATACTATTAATTTCATGATTTACAACATCTGTTGTAATACCACTTATATAATATTTAAATAGCATTGATAATATTGTAAATAAAATAGTTACATGTAATAAAATATTAAAAGTAACTGCAGATGTTTTAGGCATTATATTTTCTTTACTCATTATATTATATTAAATTATAAAAAAAATAATTCTATACTTTATTATATATGGATTATTTAGAAAGAATATTTAATAAAAATGGTTTAATAAATAAAAATGGTTTATTAAATAAGGTATTAATTAACGTATTATTAATAACAACATTTATTATGATTTTTTTCTTTACATATGGTATTTATATAGAAAAAAAAGTTGTTGTTAATCAAATGGATTTTCTATCTAGTAATATTACAGAAACATTAAAAATATTTGGCGCTGATGTTAATAAAAATATAAATGATAAAATTAATAATATTACTATTCCAGATTTTACTGAAATAAATAAAGTAATAAATAATAATAATAAAACAATTATTTCAAAAATTATTAAAATATATAGTATATTTGGTTCTGTTATCATTGGTATGCTTTTAATTAATTATAAACTTAATATGAATAGTAATTTAATTGAATTAAAAGAAATAATATTAGAAAGTTTTATTATATTATTATTTCTTGCATTAGTTGAATATTCTTTTTTAACTTTTTTTTCATTAAAATTTATTAGTATTGATCCTAATAAAACTAAATTAAGTATATTAAAAAATTTAAAAAAATATAATTATATATAATATTATTCAATAATTTTAAGTGGTATCCATTTATCAAATTTTAAATAATAAACACAATCAACTTTTACCGGTGTTGTGCCAATATTTTTTGAACAATAATGAGAAATTTTTAAATTTGGAATATGGGCGATGCTATGTTTAGGTTCATCTTTATTATTATATAAATTATATACATCTGGTATATCAGTTTTAGTGATATAAAATGTTTTATGTTTCTTTTCACTTTCATACGAATATGTTCTAGCTTCTAAAAAACTAACAAAATTATAAATTAGATCATGTGATTTATTTTCAATGTTTTCATTTTGAGAAGATTGAATTTCTATTTTTTCTATTTTTTTTTCAATATGAATAATACAGTTACCAGATTTAGGTGGATAAAATATTAATCCATTAGAAATAATACCACACGTTGGAATAATTGTACTTATTAATTCTGGTAAATCTGTATATTTATATAATTTATTTAATTTAAAACTAAAATTTTCACAACAGGTATCATTAAAATTTAAATTAATTATATCATTTAAATAATTACTTTTTTGTGTCATTTCCATTTCTGATATTTCTTTACCTGCTACAAAAAAAGCATCTTGAATTAAAAAATAATTTTTATTATCTTTTTGAATTATTTTACCATCAAATATTGTTCCAGAATAAATATTTGCATTAGTATTTATAAAAATTTTTACAATAAAAACAGTTTTCATATCAACTTGATTTCTATGATATGATAACTTTTTACGATTAATTATTACAGCATATGATTTATTCATAATAGTTGTAAAAATAAGAAAATAATTTAAACCCTTATAGTTAGGTGTAACATAATGTTCGCTTGTTTGAAGATATTTTAATTTTTGTATATTATCTAACATACCATATCTTAATTTTGATAAATTTATTGTATTATATAAATAATCAATAATTTTATTTTTAATATCTTTTTCATTATCATTTAATAATATTCCTTCAGAATTGCCTATATTTATTTTTCGTCCCATTAATATATATATATATAATTATCTATTTATATATCAATTTTTTTATAACTATTACTGAAAAAAAATGAAAATTATATTTAATAACAATAAATATATGCTTATTATGATGATTAATACTATAATTAAGGATAATTCAATTATTAAAGAAAAAGATGATATTATTAAAAAAAAAGATGATATTATTAAAAAAAAAGATGATATTATTAAAAAAAAA